ATGGCTGGATTCTCGCAAGTTTCAACGTCAGGAGGTGGCTAGTTGGTTCAATATTCCACCCCATAAGCTAGGAGATAGCTCCAAAACATCGTTTTCGTCACTTGAAGCAGAAAACCGCAGTTATGCCGACATGACTTTGATGAATTGGATCGTTGAAATTGAACAGCAGCTTGATAACAAGCTATTAACAGCTCGGCAGCGGCAGCGTGACCAATACAACTTTGAATTCCTAACAGCAGGTCTGTTACGAGCTGACCTGATCACTCGGTATCAGTCATATCAAATCGGTATTTCGTCGGAATTCCTATCACCTAATGAGGTGCGTAAATTGGAAAACATGCCAAACCGCGAAGGTGGGGATTCATATCAAAATCCAAATACTAAATCCTCAAACGTCGAGGTAGAGGAAGAGGTGGAAGATGAAGTGGCAGAAGAGGTTGAAGAAGACAATGGCCTAGAAAACGCATTGCGTAAGCTTGTGGACGACCGGGTCGCTAGGATGATGCGAATAGAAAATAACAAGGTAATTAGAGCCAGCCAAAAAGATGAAAACTTTGTCAACTGGATGGACAACTTCTACAAAGATTTGAAAACCACGTTTATTGAATCATTAAATCCATGTGTGGATACCATTCGAGCCGCTGGGTTTCACGCTGATGAGCTTGATGAAAGCGTCGGCAAATATCTGGAAGAATCCTGCGAGCGTTTGCTTGAAGTTGCTGGTACAGCGACATTTGAGAACTTTGAAAGTGCTATCGCTGATGAGCTAGCAAATTGGGACGTACGAAAACAACAACTTATTGATTCGATTATTGGGAGCAAGTAATGTCACGAATTTATGTTTATGGAACTATCGGGTATGACGTTGATGCTGAATACATGCGTTTGGCGTTAGAGGATGCTCAAGGCGATATCGAACTTAGAATAAATTCCGGTGGTGGCGATGTCTTTGATGGGCAAGCCATTTTTTCTCTGCTTGAAGATTACAAGAAACGTACCGGGAGCAAGATAACTGTAGTGGTTGACGCATTAGCAGCATCAATCGCTAGTGTCATTGCGATGGCTGGCGACGAAGTGCTTATGAGTAGTAATGCGTTGATGATGATTCACAACCCATGGACTCCGCAAGCGACCGGTGAAAGCAAAGACCTTAGAGATACAGCGGATGTGCTTGATAAGGTTCGTGAAACAATCTTGACAGTTTACGAAGGCCGGACAGGGATCGACAAAGATATGCTCGGTGACATGATGGATGAGGAAACGTGGCTAAGTGCAGCGGAGGCTATTGGATTGGGATTCGCAGACGCAGTCATCGAACCAAGTGAAGCCCCCGTGGCTAGCATCAAAGCCTTCAATTATGTGAACGCTCCGCAATGGATCGTGTCAGCCGAAGGTAAGTTCATGGATCAGGTAACACCCCAACAAAAAGCGGCTGCTGTTAAACGTAGTATCGCAGAACAGAAGATTAGACTTTCGCGTTGTTGCAATAAATAACGCTAATAGTCAAATACATGTAGTCTTCATGACTACTCCGAAATTGTGAAGTGCAACTCGAAAGCGGCACGACGAACGGAACTTTTATAGTTACGTTGGTGTGCCGTTTTTGCGTACCAACATATTGTTTTTTTCTTAGAGGATATTTCACATGAAATCTCTTAACGACATCAAGGATGAGATTGTCGATCTGCAAGACCAGGCTGAAGCAATTGTGAACCTGGCTAAAGCAGAAGATCGAGAACTTTCTTCCGAAGAGAATGCAGAAATCGATTCTGTGTTAAACCAAATTGGCAATGAAGACGAAGGTCTTCGAAACCAAGTTGCCCGTCTGGAAAGACTAGAAGCTGAAAAGCAACGAATTGCTTTAGCTCGTTCAGCAGCTTCTGAGCCAGTTCAGGCAGCAAAAAGCTTTGCCATTCCTAAGTCCTATGTAAAGCTCAACGCTTTCAAGGATGAGAAGGAAGCATACTTTGCCGGTCAATGGCTAAAGGCTTCGTTCCTAGGCGATGACGAAGCAAAACGAATTTGCAACGACTACGGTCAGCAAATTCTTGGTACTGCCACGGAAGGCACAGATAGTGCTGGTGGTTATCTGACTCCCACACCGCTTTCGCAAGCCATCATTGATGTGTTGCAGAATGCTGGAGTAGCACGTCAGGTATCTAACATCGTACCGATGACTTCAGATGCGATGACGATTCCAAAGGCTACCGGCGGTGTAACCGTTCAGTATCCCGGTGAAGCGACTGCAATCACTGCATCTGACAGAACTTGGGGCGTTGTGTCCTTGACTGCTGTTAAACGAGCTACGTTGAGTAAAATCTCAATGGAACTCTTGGCAGATTCGGTTATCAGTGTTGTAGACAACCTCGCCAGCGACGTTGGAAACGCATTGGCTGTTCAGCAGGACAATGAATTCATTAATGGTGACGGAACCGGTACTTACGGTTCAGAAACTGGTGTGATTTCAGCTCTTGGTGCAGCAGGTAAAGTAACGCTTACAAGTGGTAACACTTCGTTTGCAAATGTTGCTTTAGCTGACCTTAACTCGCTAGTTGGATTAGTACCCGACAAGTTCGCTAATAATCTCTCTTGGATCGTAGGCCGCTCAATGTGGGCATCTTACATCCAGAAGTTGATTTATGCGGCTGGTGGTAACACAGTTAGTAATCTGGAAGGTGGCGTTCGTCCACAGCTATTCGGCTATCCAGTTTACGTTTCTGATCAAATGCCTGCCGACGCTGCTGGAAAAGTTGCAGCACTGTTCGGTAACTTTGCTCAGGGTGTGATCATCGGTGATCGTCAGGGTGTTGATATCGCAATGAGCGATAGCCGATACTTCGACGAAGATGTCATGGCTGTACGGTCAACCGTCCGCTACGACATCAATGTCCACGATGCAGGCGATGGCAGTAATGCCGGAGCAGTCGTTGGTCTAGTCACCGCAGCAAGCTAGTTCGGTATTAACGTGGGGGTTAATTATGCGTCTTCTTTTTAATAAAGACTGGCGTGCCTACCGAGCAGGCGAAACCTATGACGTTGCAGACCCCGTGGGCGAGATACTCCTCGCTCGCGGGTTTGCCGTCGTAGAAAAGAAACCTGCGAAGCGGCGCACTAAAAAGGCTACTAAGAATGGCAATAGCAAAAAAACGGCAGTACGTAAGCGTACAACCGGCGATTGAACCTATTTCCGTTGAGGAAGCTAGGTTTCATTGCGATTTAGATGATAACTACTTTGACGAAAAGCTTAGGAGTCTGATTAAGGCTGCTAGGCTTAAGGTAGAAAAAGATACACGCCGTGCATTGATAAACCAAACTCGGGTTTTGTCGATGGACGGCTTTCCTGCTGGAAGCGTCGTAGAGCTTCTGACAGCACCCGTATCGAGCGTTACGACTGTGAGTTATACAACCACAGCGGGAGTAGTTACAACGCTCGATTCAAGCAAGTACAGCGTGGATTCTGACAATACACCAGGTCGGGTTATTCTTGGTTACGATGCCGACTGGCCTGATAATCGTGGTTACGTAAACGATGTGAAAGTAACGTACGTTTGCGGCTACGGTACGAGCAGCACAGACGTGCCGGAAACAGCCCGGCAAGCAATGCTACTGCTAATACGCAGTTGGTTCGATAATCCTGCGGCGACAACCGTTAGCATGTTTATCCCACGTGAAATCATCATGGGGTACGAAGCTCTTATCAGCTGCCTCAAGTGGGGGCAATACCCGTGAGCCTGCGTCTGCGGAATCGAATCATTATCGAAAAGCGGTCAACCAGTGTTGATGCTGCTGGACAGCAAACAACGTCGTGGTCAACGGTTCGTGAATGCAACGCAAAGATTCGTGATGCGGGTGGGCGTGAAAAAGCTCGTGGTGATCAAATGGATTCCACGGTGGATGCGATTGTAATGATCCGTTTGCCTCGTGAAGGTGAATACCCCGATAGCACGATGCGTGTGCGATACGACGAAGCAGGCCGTAGTCGAACTCTTAATATCATGACCGTTCAAAAGCGTGAG